GTTTACCCGTTCCCACTTGCCAGCAACTTCGAGCGCGGCAACGATGGACTTCTCAACTAAACCAGCAGCAATACCGATCAGCAGAAATTGCGAGTACATGGCCCGCAAGGAGATCGTTGCGGTATCCGATGCTACAGCCGTTGATGATGCCGCCGCCGCAGTTGCTTCCAGCGCAGGCGCCGCTGTCTCACCAGCCACCGCAACAGCTTCCAATGCTGCTGCTGTTTGTGTGGCGTTCATTCCGGCCGAATTTAACGCCGCCGCCAAATTTTCCATAGAAGTGGCCGCTTCGGTCGCGGTGGCCATTTCCAAATCAAATAACGCGATGAGATCGGCGGTGCTGGTCTGTGCCGCATAAACAGATGAGGCCATCGACAACATCGCTTCATCAAATAGATCAATACCGCCAGACGCAGCGTTAGCGGTGGCTCCTATGCTCGTGAACGCCGCCGACATTTCAGCAGCGCTGGCTTGTGTTTCGGCTACCGCGGAACTCAGTTGCGTGCCGAGGTCCGACATGTCAGCGGTGATTTTGACTATCGCGCCCGCTATCTGATTGGGATCGTCAGGCATTACGCAGCCCTCGCCATTCCACCATTGAAGATTTGAAAGACTTGAGCTTGCGATTCATCCCAGGCTGGTCTCATATACGGTTGCGCCGCCTGGTTGTAGGTTCGCCCGAGCGAATCGGTTCCAACGAATCCGAACTCGATACGATTGGCGTACTCGGTGTGTGGAGAAATGATCCAAGTGATCTGCTGGGCATCTTCCATCACCTGATAGTCGATGGAATCCCGGAGTCTGCCTGTATCGACGGGAACAAGTTGCTTCGCAGTATCCATCACGAGCATTGCGGATTGTTCGCCGGCCGCGCGGAGTTGAGGGGTAACATTGGCCCCAATCCAACTGCCGATGTCAACCGAGGTAAAGGACGATTGAGCACTGAGCCTCATTGCAGAACCTTCAAAACGGCTGCCGCATTCACTTTGAGAGCTTCGGCGTTGGGGTCAGGCGCAAAGGGATTAGGTTTGCCTTCAGCTCTCGCCTTGAGCATCTCCTCTCCCATTTTTTCGCGCATCAGAAATTCTTCCAGCGTTGGCATCTTCGACGTATCAGCGCTTCCGTCTTCTAGTCCGAAGTCTCGCGGCGTGAAAGACTGACCGTTTTCTTTCTTGGCTCCCATCGCATTGTACATGTAGAAGCCGAGCAGTTTAGTGCGGTCGGTCTTGTGATTCTCCGCTTCGGCATGACGATCCAAAAGCGCCTGATACTTGCGTGGGGTCAATTGCCAAAACTGGGCCGTCGTCAAACCAAGATCGTGAGTAGCGACAGCCCACATGTTCAACCAACGTTCGCCGCGGCTTACTGGATTACTTCGGACGCTTTGGGTTGAGGGGTTTCGACTGTAGTTTTTTTTCCGCCCATCAGTTCAGTCATGGCCTCGGCAACCTTACCGAAGTGACGAAGTTCGAGTTTCTTATTCAACTCTTCAGGCGTTAGGTTGACGCCGGCCGGTCGCAGGGCGTAGGACAGCAGCGTGAGAACTTTCTTCCGGTTCTCTTTGCCTTTCAGTCCAGCTTGGCCAAGGTTGCCGAGATCGATTCCCGTCTCGTCTTCCATTTGGTCGAGTTGTTCGAGGGTCAACTTGAGCGGGTAAGTCTGACCGTCAATCGTGACCTCAGGGTACTTCTCAGGATCTCTTTGCGTTTGCTCCATATGGCGTGCATCATACCATACCTAGTACTCAGGTTCTATTGGCAACATCATCCGCGAGACTCATACTTGACGTATGGGCGCACCACACGCACCGCTTGAAGTGAGACTTTGGAGACGCGTTAGTAAAACGGAAACATGCTGGTTGTGGCTAGGAAGTTTGAGCAGCAAAGGCTATGGTCGAATTTGGCCCGGGGCCAATTACGGCAAGAGGCAAATCGAAACGCATCGCGCTGCTTGGGAAGTAACAAAGGGTCCGATACCAGAAGGTGTTCAGGTTCTTCACAAATGCGATAACCCACAATGCTGCAATCCTGACCATCTTTTTCTCGGCACGCAGGGCGATAACATGAGGGACATGGAAGCCAAAGGCAGATCAAATAAGCGACGTGGCGGTGAGCATCACAACGCTAAACTGTCCGAAGAGGATGTGTGTGAAATTAGACGGCTTCACGCCGCAGGTTTCAATAGAACCAAACTTGCGGCGCAATTCAAAATAAGCCTATCAACTGTCAAGATGATCGCTTGGCGAAAAGCCTGGAAGCATCTCAGCTAGGCAGGAAAGGTAACGTTGCCCGTCGCCTTGAGCGTCATGTTCGCTTTGATGACGCCATCGACCGATTCGTCGAACTTCATATCTTGGATGAAGGCGTTGAATGTCCAGGTCGTCAAGGCGGTATCGGAAAACACGATCTCTGTTGGAATTGGAGCGCCAGCAGTAGAGTCGGCGCCGCGGTCGGTGAACAGTTTCAACAGCAGCTTGTGAGCGGCCAAGGCCGGCTGAAAGAACACGAGAAACGCCGCCGAGCCTGGATCGATGAGCGTCGGAACGAAATCACGGAACGGGAAACCAGAGTCCTGCTGTGTGACATCTTCCATTTTCGCCGACATGTTCAGACCTGTAATCGTCCCTTGGTGGGTGACGGTCTGATAGGCGATCGGCGACTGCGTCGAACTGAAACGCACGATACAGCCTTTTGACGGGATCGCGATTAGATTGCTCATTTAGATTGCTCCTTCACTGTTCTGAAAACCATACTTTGATGTCGAGGAAAACCTTGAAGACTGGCGGATTGGTGTTGGGCTCAATCCCCGCTCTCCGGTTGAGAACGTAATTCGGCGCGGTGTTGACCACGACGGGCGAAGCGGGAGGACTCCAGAGATTGAAACCCTGCAAGGCGTTTGAAATTGCCGTGGCGATGGCGTCGGAATCGTTTCCACCGTTAGGCCCTGTCGCCCATATCGAGATTTGAAATCGCGCCCATCCAACGCCGCCTTGTGCTGAATCGTGCTCTTGGCTGTACAGCGGAATGGTTGAGATTCGCTGATACGCACAGCAAGGATACTGCGGTGTAGGCGGTAATTGCCGATCATACAATCGCGCGCCGATGAGCGCGGAAACGCCAGCATCGCCAAGCAAAGCGGAATGAAGGCGACTTTCAAGACTTGCCACATTTGCGCCTCATCATAATTGGTAAATCCTGATTGAAAGCCGAGTAGATTGCTTTTGCGAATCGTGTTCCACCGCTCCCGGAATTATTTCGTACTGTGTCCCGTCCACGACTGCGATGAATCGTTGAAGGACTGCCGGGTAGTAATCGTTCAACAGTAGATGACGAATTGACTTCTCGAAGAAGTGATCCGGCGTCCTTCCTCCGCCCGAGCTGTCCGGTCGTATAAGCGTTGTCGCTGCGATCTGACACGGAATGTTGACGAGTCCCGGAACATCCACGAGCGTGCTCATGTCCACTTGGCCGGATGAGTTCGTTGCTCCGGTGATGTCCTTGAAGGTCACGAGCGAACTGAACAGCCCCGTTTGCTGGGCCGCTGGCATTACCGCGTCGAGTTCTCCGAGTAAGGATTGGTTCACGCATGGGCCTCCCAGTACTCAGGCATCATGCGGCATACGCGATTAGCGGGTACACTTGAACGATGGCTAAGCCAATCGGCAACATCCTTGAAAGATTGCTGGCGAATGTATCGCCCGAGCCGAACAGCGGTTGCTGGCTTTGGCTGGGGAAAACAGATAAGGGAGGTTACGCACGACTCGCAATAAAGAGCGCTCACGGTCCCTTCATTGCGCGGCTGGCTCATCGCATTTCCTACACGCTGCTTGTTAGTCCAATTCCAGAAGGACCCGACCTCGATCATTTGTGCCGGGTCCATTGCTGCGTCAATCCCGCGCATCTGGAACCAGTCACGCGAAGTATTAATCTGAAGCGCGGTATCGGCGTTGGGGATGCTGGCCGCGTTGCCGCAACCGCTCACTACAAGGCGATCACGCATTGCCCACAAGGACACGAATATACAGAAGAAAACACTTACTGCCGCCCCAAGGCTCCAGGGCAACGATACTGCCGCGCGTGTTTGAAGATTCGCCAAGCTATTCGTAGAGGTCATATCATCCGCCCGCGCTGAGCCTCTGCACGTTCGCCCAAAATCGATCACGAAATGAGAACGGGTCGCCCTGTTGAACTTGCTCAATAATAAAAAACGCTCCCGAGTTATCGTCTGTCTCGCGATACTGCTGGGCCGTCGCTCGAAGTTGAATCGAAGCGTCTGAAGCATCGAGTCGTACATCGAGCAATTGTTTGATCGACGCCAGTCGCGCTTTGTTCGCCGCGAGAGCATCGAGGAGCAACGCGGAAACTCGCAAGTACGATACCGGCGATTGCGGAAGATTCTGCCCCGCGGCGAAGGAATAGAATTGAGAACTCTGAAACTGTGCCGCCTGGATTTGGTAGGCTCCCAGGATTTCAGAATCCTCAAATACGTGATTGACGTTTTGCGTGTCCGAACAGAGCAGGCGTACGAAGTCCACCTGGTTATTCGTTCCATCGCAGAAATTGTAAGTAAAGGCCATAGAGAAACAGAGCGCCACGAATCCGATAAGCAGACGAATGGCACTCATAAGGAGAATCAAACCTTCTGGCCGGTAGAAGCCACTGTCGAACGCCCGTCAATCTGAACACCGCCCATGACCGTGACAATCTTCATGTCCTGATCCATGGTGTAGAAGTCGCCCAACATCGGCTCGGGTGCCCCGCCCATTCGCATGGTGTTGGGAACCTTCTGATAAATCTGCGGGGTCTCGTAGCCGTTCAAGAACCCGATCTCGATGGCCGGTCTTGCTTGCGCTTGGGGATCAACCGTCATGCCCCACATGGTCTTTTTCACGCCAGACGTGGTGCAGACAATCGGGATGTACGGGTCCATCACCGGGTCCATGCGCTGAATCATCCACGGTTGGACGTTCAAGAACTGAACCGGGAAACCTTGCGTGTTGGTCGAGCCGCCCTGGTTTTGAACATAGACGTTCAGGGCAGACATGACGTTGTTTGCGGTTCCTTCGAGCGAAGGACCAAACCACAGCTTGATTCGCCCAGTGATGATAATCGGATCGCCGCCCGCGTCGGTCATGGCCGAGAGAACGTTCAGGCCGTCGATGATGCCCTGTACCGAAAGCTCGGGGTTATCGGTCGATCCGCCCGAGTTGGCAATGATGATCTGGTTTTTGTAGGCCGTCGTGTACAGCGTGGCCGAGGGGCCGGCCGCGTCGACATAAAAGCCGGTGATGAACTTCGAGATACCGCGGTTCCCCGCGATCGAAAGACGATTCGCGAGGTCTTTGAAAATCCCGAGGTCATCATTAACAAAAGCCCGCCAGTTCACCGAGGTCATGGCTTGGGCCAACTTCGGAGCGTACTGAATCGGCGAGGTATCATTCGCCGTCGCGAGGCTCGAATTCTTCTGTGGAACCGGGCCTTTCAAAGCGCGTTGCGGTGCAGGGGCCGCGGCGTCGGTGAAAGTCAATGGTTCGACCACACCGTCAAGCAAGTAACGCGAGACGACGCGGAAGTCTCGCAATTGGTGAACGCGAACCAGAGCTTTGTTGTACACCGGGTAGGCGTTGTAGTAGCCGTAATACATCCGGTCCAACACGTCAACGAAAAGAGCTTGGTAATCCGAAAAGCTCATCGTTTCGCGCAATGGCATTACGCGGCCAGCTTCCCTGAGATTCCCGTACAAGCCGGGATACTTCGCGGCCAGATAAGAAACGAAGACCTCATGTGTCGGCCTCATGGCCTCGCGAATCAACACCGGGTCTTCGATTCCATTCAGGCAATCGGCATACAGCCTCGCGGCTTCCATGACTCTTCGGTCATGAGCCGCAGTTGCCTTTCGGCGCGCGGCCGCGAATCCGTCAAGCGAAGGATGGGTCCCCACCCATGAGCCGAGGCCCTGTTCGTCACCTCGGTACGTGTCTACTGTTTGGAATTCCATATTTCGCTCCTTAGATACTGCTGATTACCACATTGGCCAGGACAGTCAAGCCGCTTCCGACTCCGGGGCCGGTCGGGTCGATATTTCCGAACAGTGTCCCTCCAGTGTTCGCGTCAAGCGTTCCGCCCGTCGTGACGTTCGTAGACGAATCCAGCGTGCCGCCGTCGTAATAAACCTTGTCGCCTGGTTTCAGTGCATGGCCGGAAATTGGTGAAATGCTGGTCGATCCCAACACGTTGGCGTCAAACGAGCCGTTGAAGAGAAACGTCGTGCCGAGCGTTAGGGATTGGTAATCGTCCAACGCAAACGCGGCCATGCCGCTGATGAGAACTGCATCACCAGTCTTGACCGTGGTGGGACACAGCGCAAAGCGCCGGCTGGTAGGTGTCCCGGTGAAATGTTGGTTTTTCACGTTACGCCACCCTTCCCCGCGCTGAGATTTCCGCGGCTTCCTTCGGCATCCCGATTGACTCGAAGATGGTCACGTTGTTCTTGGCCTGCCGCTTGGCTTCCTTGAGCCGTCGCTTCTCGGCCTTTGGATCTTCCATGATGGCGGGGCCGGTTCCCATGCCGTGAATGGCGAACCCGGTTTCGGCGCCTGCGGCTTCACCGAAGCGCTTGGACTCTGCATCGAGCAGCGTCTTCAGTTTCTCTTTGTCGATCGCGCCATCCTTCAGTGGAACGCCTTCGCGCAAGACCGTATCGACAATAAAGCGCTTGGACGATTCCTTGAGCGAAAGAGACGCGAGAATCCGCAGACCTTCTGTGGTAGCATCCTCACGCTGAAAGCGCGTCTCCAAAATCTTCACCGGCGTTTGTACCGCCGCCAGAGCTCCGGTCACCGCTGCGGTAACCGCACTTTCCACCAATTTCTTGATTGCCGCTTCGTCCATATCGTCTCCTTCAGAAGTTCTTGCTGCTTCGGTCAAAATCATTCCACCCGCGCCCGCATGGGTCACTACATCCACGCTCTTGGCTGCGGTCAATTCTTTCAGTACTGGTAGGCCGTTTTTGGATTGCCCACTCTCGGCTTTACCGGAAGCTCGAATGGACATTCCCACATGGGCCGCTTTTTCCTCGACCATTTGCCCGTGATCTGCGAACACTTTCATTCGCGCGTAAAGTCCGGGGCCTTTCGCGTGGGACTCGTGATACACCGCCGCCGTGGTAAGAACTCCAGCCAGGTTACGCACGTCGTTTTCAGGTCGGGCTGCTTCCTCGGCCAGGGTTTGATGGTTGAGGTAGACGTGGGTGTTTTCTTTGAAAACGTTGGGGCCGTCGCGTTTCAGAACTTCAGCCGGATAGAAAGCGCTCGAACCAGGTCCGGGCGCAATCAACTTGATCTCGTAATCGGCCTTCGCTTCGCGCAAGACGATGTTTTCGAGAGTGGCCGCGCCCTCAACCAAAACTAGTTCGTCTGAAGTCGTCACCGCCGCTTCCGAGGTCTCGCCGTCTTGCCACGCCTTTGGAAGATATTTACCCCAGCCTTTTTTCGTGGCGATGCGGATGATTGACGCCTTTAGGCCCTCGGTGCTTTTGTTTGCGCTCCCTGCCCGTCCCATCGCATGAACCGCGGCCTGGACGTCGCCTGGTTTGAGAATCGGGAACGATTTGCCCTTGCCGGCGAAACTTCCGCTGTCGGCCGAATCGCGTTCTGACTTCGAAATGAATCTCTCAGTGAAGATCATCCGCCGTTCGTCGGGCGTCATCTTCCGCGCTTCCTCGGCGTCGGTATCGGACATCCCCGCGTAGTGGTCGTCATCATCGGCGTACTCGTCGTACACTGTTCGCTGCATGACTTCTACCGCTTCGTCGTCATCAATCGCGCAGGTTCGCTTGCCGTTCACTTCGCCGATTTCGTACGGGGCCTTCCACGTTTCGCCGTTGCAGCAGTAAACCACGTCGCCCGATTCCGAGTCCCCAAAGACGTCTTGGACGTAGCACCATTCACCTGGATACATGTCCTTGAGTTCGGTGCGCAGGGTGTTGCAGATATCGGACTGGGAGAGTTCGACGGCGGCTTCTTGGAGTTTCGCGGCTGCTTCAGTGAGGAGCATCTGAATAATGCAATGAAAACATAGGGTGGTTGCGGTGGGGAAGGTCTGTAACGTAACATTGTGCAGATGGCCACCAAGCGCTCGGTGTCGGTTTCGGCGGATTGGTGCCACATCTGCGGGCTTCCGATTACAGATAATATCGTCTCGCCAGATCACCCTTTATTCGGCACAGTTGACCACGTGATTCCGCGATCGCGAGGCGGTAGCAACGCTCTTGAAAATAAACGCGCCGCCCATCGCTCGTGCAACAAAGCGAAGGGAAGCCGTCCACTCGATTTCGTAGACCGTTATGGCCAGCAAGGCGTAATCAAATCGCTATTCGCGCGAATCGGGGTGATGGTCACAAGAACGATGCTCATGAAGGCCCGAGGACGTCTCGGAATACGCACGGACGCGCAGCCGAAAACGCCACTACCAGAGAGCCTGCAACGCTGGGATAACGAGGGCGGCTTTCCGGGCAGGGGACGCACACACTACGAAAACATGGCTTTCCTGGAGCAACCCTGAAACCCAGCCGAGCCGGGTACATGCGAGACTACCGCGCTATCCTGAAACGCACACGCGGCAACGGCGAGAGACAGACCTTCAAGCGCGGCGCAGAGGAGCTACGTAGAATAGCCGTCGAAACCTTCAGGCGAATCGGAAGCGGAGAATTAACCGGCTACACGGCAATGGACATCATGAGGGATTTGAAACTGCCTGAATGAACCGCGCGCACGATTTGGCCGTTTTGGACTGGCTGACAATGGATTGTGTGTTTGAAATCAAGTACTTGTTCGCGCGCAGCAACTAGCGACTGAATGGGCTGGCCGTCATCGGTAATTTGGGGTCGACGATGCGCGCTTCGATGTTGGCCTCACGTTCCCTCAGATACCGCCCGTACAGCGATTTGCAGGCCATGCAGTCGCTTGCGAAATGAGGCTGGCGATCCGGGCAGCCGCGCAGTGGGCCGAGCGGAATAGCCCGCATCATGTCAGAGCCGCCGATTATAGATCGGGGCCGTTTTCGCGTACGTTCCACAGAAACATCGGCTAAGTGCTTATTTTTCATATTGTCGACCCCTCGTGAG